GAGTCAGCGCCTGGGAAAGCTGCCCCGAGCTGTTGAGGCTCGCCGAGATGGACGCCGGAACGATCGTCGTTCCCGGCTGCGACATGCGCTTCGTGAGCGTGAACTCGATCACGCCCGACGCAGCGGTGCCATCCGCGTTCTCGAAGGTGTGAGTGATGGTCGCCTTGCTGAAACTCACCGCTCCTCCTCCTGGTGGTAGTGCTTGACACCGGGCCAATGCACATGGATGCGCGACGTGAGGGATGCGGCGACAGACATCTCAACCCCGCGCCAGGTGTCGCGCCGTAGCGACCCCGAGCGGCCCTCGGGCGTGACCTTCAGAAAGCCGATGCCGCCGAAGTCCGCCCACTCGTCGCCGTCAGCCAGCCAACGGCAGCCACGGGCGCACCAGTTGACGATGCTGGGTATCGGCGGGCTCAGCCCCACGGTGGATACCTGATGCGCCCAGACCGGCTCAGGGAGCCGCGTAGAGGCCCCTGGGTACACCCGGTAGGCGTGTGTGCAGACCGGGTGCGGGCAGTCGTTGAGTTGCCTCGCGAGTTGGTCGCTGTACTCCATGTCCCACTCAACGTTCACGACCGTCACCGGCCGCTCCCACAACTCCGACAGCGCCGCCCAATAACCGAAAGCGTCACCACCCAGCTCGGGGACGTATCGGAGGGTGCTAACGCTCCTCGACACCCTCAGCAGAGGTCGTCTCAACCTCTTCCTGTGCGGCACGCTTCACTGTCTTGCGCTTCGCGACAGGCTCAGGCTCATCATCGCGGATGAACAACGGGCCCGCGCCCGCGTACTCCTCGTCAGTCACATCAACCGTTTCGCCAGCCTTGATCGTGCGCCCCGACAGCAGGCGCGCGTCAAAGGTGCTCGGGTTCGTCAGTCGTGGCATGAATTGCACCTCGGGTCGAAAATGGAACAGAGGGCTGGGCGGCGGAATCGAACCGCCGCGAGCGCACCAGCGCCCAGCCGATAACCAAAAGCCGAAGCTCCTAGTCCGTGTAGGTGATCGGCGAGAAGCCGGTCCCGTTGATGGACGTGACCGCAGCCGGGTACAGCGGCAGAGCCGCCGCGTAGCTGAACGTCTGGAGGATCACCTGCAGGGTGCCCGCCAGCGTCTGCGGAAGCACGCGCGGGTTCTGCGGACCCTCGAACACGAACACCTGCGACAGATCAGCGACAACCGCCTGATCCTGCGTGGTCGTCCCGACGAGCGGGATGTTCGCATCCTTGTAGACGGGGATACCACCGAGGTTGTAGCCGGTGAAACCCTCGATCGCGTGGTCCCCAGACTCGGCACCGTAACCCCAGGTGTTGAAGTTACCGGCCTCGTTCGGAACCACGATCGGACGACCCTGCGCGTCAGACCACGACTCGATGAACCGCCAACGCGACGGCTTCAGGAACAGGCACGTCGGGGTCGTGACCGTCCCCTCCAGTTCCTCCATCGCGCCGGCAGCCTTCTGCACCTGGCCGACAAACCCGCCGGAACCCGACGCGACCGACAGCACGAACACGCCCGCGTTACCCGTCCAGGACTGCGACGTGGCATTCGCCAGCGCCTGCGTGATGACGTACTGGTCGAAGTTCTGCGCGTAACTACGGTTCAGTTGATTGAAAATCAGCTTGTCGAACGCGAAGTTCGGACCGGCACGATCCAGCAACTGCTGCGTGACCGTAACCTGACCGTTGATCGTGATGACCGTCGCGGAGCGGAATGCCAGCGTCGGGTCCGTCTCGTTGACGCTCGAACCCTCCGTGCCCTGCGCATCCGAAGCGGGGCCCGTCACGGCAGGAACATAAATCTCCATGCCGTAGCTCGGAAGCTCCTGCTTCGCGCACGCGTTCGCGAACTCACGCCCGTACTGCTTGTAGGGCGCGTACTCGTCAAGGAAGATGACGGGCGAAACGACTGCCGCGCCACCACCGCCGGCCGCCGAGGCGGTCGTACCGCCGCCGGTCGCGATCCCACGAGTTTCCGCCTTGTCCTCGAGGCTGGCACGGCCACGCGACCGAACCTCCTCAAAGAGCCGCGGGGCGTTCGTGCCGCTCTCACGGAACGACTCACGAACATGCGCGGCGGCGCGCTGCCCGATCTTCGAATCGTCAGCGATCTCCCGCTCGATCTGGTGCTGATACTCGGCCAGACGCTGACCGGCGCCGGCATCGGTCGGGGCGATCCCCATCCGGAACATCGCCGAACGGATCTGGTCAAGGTAGAAGGACTGCTGCGCCTTCTGCCCATACACCATCGGCTCGTCAGCGACAGACACGCCAGCCGACTTCGGAGCGATCAGCGACCGCGCCTCCGCAAGCCGCTTATCACGTTCGAGCTTGCCAGCCACCTCATCAATGCGGACATCGATGTCCTTCAGTTCCTTCAGCAGCTCAGCGCTGCGGGACTCCTGCTCAGGAGTCAGGTCGGTCCGCTCGGTCTCGCCATCCTCGGCGAAGAGCAGCCCGCGAAGCTCAGTGTCAGCCGCGTCACGCGACTCCACGAGCGTTGCAAGAGCACTCATGTGCGATTACCCCTTATGGGTTTGAGATGTGCTTGTCAGCGCGTCCCGAACCCGCAGCCCGCCCCGCAGCCGTGATACTCACCCGAAGGCTTTCCCGAACCGTCTTAGGTGCTGTGCGGTGGTACCTGCGTCCAGCCTTGCGGCCGGGTTTGCTGCTCAGGCGGCGATGCGCCGCCTGTACTCCCGCGCCCGATACTGGGCACGAAGCTCTGCGACCACCGCAGCGGACTTCCGCTCGGCGTCGTCGTCGTGCGCGTCCTTCGACTGCGCAACGATCGCCCCATCAATCCCGGCCTCGATCTTCTCGATCCAGTCCATGACAGCCTGGTCATCAGGGTCGGTCTTGAAATCCGGGTCGGCGAGTTGCTGAGCCTTGACCCTCGCGGCGTGCGCCTTGAGGTCGGCGAGCCCCTGCGAGATCGACCAATCCTCTGGGGTCGACGCGTCCCGTCGGCTGATCGCATCACCCGGATCAACCTCAGCACGTGCGTCAGGGCCCGCGGCATCGCCGGCGGGCAGCGCGTCGCCACCCACTGAGCCGTCATCGGTCGCGCCCATCGGCCCGTCATCGGTGGGATCGTCCGCGTCAGCGCCCTCGATCAGATCAGCCGGATCAAACCCGGCGGACTGGAGAACGCTGTGCAGTCCCTTCACCGCGTCGATCACTTGTCCCTTGACGGTCGCGTTCAACACCGCGCCCGCGCGATAGTCGGCGTACAGACGCCGGATACGCGCGCCAGGCTCCGCACCCATCGCCATCGCCATCCTCTGAGCGATCTCAAGGCTCGTCGTTGGGCTCGCCGGGTAGGTGACGGCCGACACATCGGGCATCGACCGGAAGTGGTGAACGGACCGCTCGTCGCGACTCGGGTTCCACCGATCCCCGTCACAGAGGAAACCTACGCTCATCTGGTTCACGTCACCGCGCTCAATCGCGATCACCAGATCGTTGGCCAGCGACTGGCGCACATCAACGGTCGCAGCCATCCTAAGCTCGGTCGGTGTGTCCTCCAAGCGCAGCGTGCCCGAGGTCGTGCGGGACAACGGCATCCCGTCATGGTTGAACAGGTAGCGCGTGTCGCCGTTCAACACATCCTTGGCGACACCGGGAAGCATCCGCTCCTGAAACTCGCCCTTGCGGTCCACGACCGGGTACCACTGGTCATAGACGATCGGCGCGCCCGTGATCGTCACAAGATTCCCAGCCTTGTCAGCCTCACGAACCTCCAGGCCCTCGGTCGCGTAGATGCGCACCTCGGGGATCAGCGGCACAGCACGATGACGCTCCTTCGTGCGGCCAACGGACCGCTTCGACTTCCCGCGAAACTTCGCGAGCGCCGCCTTGATCTTCGGAAGAGCCTTCTCGGCGATCTCCTTGCCGGAGCCACCATCCTGAATCTGCGCCTCGGCGCGATCAAGAGCGTCCTGCGCGTGCGGCTCATCCTGCACCGGGTAGTGACGCAAAGAACGCGGGGTTGTCTTGCCCTCATCGTCCTTCTCACCACCCGATTCGATGAACGCAAAATCCGCGTCCGGGAGATTGTCAATCTCGGCGGCACTCATCGTAGCCCGCAACTCGGGCGCCTGAACATCAGACATCTAGCCCTCCTTGTTGGGCTTCGGGGAGTCGACCACAGTGGGAGACTGTTGACTCGTCTGGCTTGGTGACACATTGCTCGCCAGGGGCGCG